TGTCTATTCTTCTTCAGAAGAACTAGGCTTGTCTAATATATTGTCCAAAAAAGAAGAAGCTCAACATCTTAAAGCGATATTCGACTTCCCCGTTAATTTGGAGAATGTTAGAAAATTTGCTACAAAGGTTAAAAAACTAGAGATAGCCAGATTACTCCACAAAGAAATGGATCAGGTGCAGGATAGACTACTTGATGTTAATGGTAGTGAATCATTGTCCTCCATTATCGGAATAGCAGAAGAAGTAATATTTAATTTTACTTCAAAAATATCCAACGATGGAGAATCCGCTCCCGCTCCAATATCTTCTAATATAGATGATTACATGGAGTTTTTACAGTCAAATAAAGTTGATCAAATAGGAATACCTACAGGATTTCCAGTATACGACAAAGCCATTGGCGGAGGCTTAAGAAGAGGCACGGTGAATGTAATAGCAGCACGACCAAAAGTGGGAAAAACCCTCTTATCTGACAATATGGGCTATTATATAGCTAGCAAGCTCCAGATACCTGTGCTTAATATGGATACCGAAATGACCAAGGAAGACCATATTCACAGAATACTTGCTATGTCTTCAGAAATAGAACTATCAAAAATTGAGACCGGTAAGTTTTCTGATACTCCAAGTTCGTTATCAAAAATTAAATCATCAATAGAAGAATTGAAAGCAAGTAAGTTATTTCATAAAAGTATTGCAGGAAAAGCATTTGATGAACAACTTTCAATAATGAGACGATGGCTTATCAAAGAAGTCGGATTAAATGACGATGGAACAGCAAAGGACTGTGTTATATTTTATGACTATCTAAAGCTTATGGACAGTGCTGGTATAAGTCAAGATATGAAAGAATATCAGGTTCTTGGTTTTATGATGACGGCGTTACATAATTTTGCTATACAGTATAAGGTTCCTATCTTAGCGTTTATTCAGTTAAATAGGGATGGCATAACTAAAGAAAGTACTGATACTGCTAGCGGTTCTGATAGAATTATTTGGCTATGTAGCAATTTTACAATATTTAAAAGAAAATCAGACGAAGAAATAGCAGAGGATGGTTCTGATGCTGGTAATCGTAAACTAGTTCCATTAATCAGCCGTCACGGGGGAGGATTAGACGATAACGATTATATTAATTGTTATATGAAGGGCTGGTGTGCTAAGATTACCGAAGGTAAAACTCGTTTGGAGCTAATGAGCGGATCAAATAAGCAAAAGGGTGGATTTATAATTAATGAAGACAACAATGACAATGAAGAAGAAATCCCATTCGTATGATCAACATCAACTAAAGCAGCTTTCTGATTTAGTTTGTGATGATATAGAGAATTTATTGTCGAATCTAGGGATAGATTCTTATAAAATGCTAGACAAAATGGTTACCATGAGTTGTCCAATTCATGGTGGAGATAATGATTCTGCATTTAATCTGTACCACCAAGGAGATACCTATAGAGGGAACTGGAAGTGCAGAACTCACGGATGTGAAAATGTATTTAAGTCATCAATTATAGGCTTTATAAGAGGGTGCTTGTCTCATGAAGAAGGGTGGGGAAAACCAGGAGATCCCACTGTGTCGTTCAAAAAGGCATTAGATTTTGCCATAGAATTTGGCAAATATAATCCAGCAAAAAATAAACAATCAAGAAAAGCAAAAGAAAAAAATGATTTTGTTAATACGGTAAAAAATATTACACAAGAATCTCAAAACAAAACACAATTAGTTCCTAGGAAATCAGTTCAAAAAGCCTTAGCTATTCCTTCTGAGTATTTCTTGCAAAGAGGATTCTCTAGAGATATTCTCATAAAATATGATATTGGGGATTGTATTGGACAAGGTAAAGAAATGAGCAATAGGGCGGTTGTTCCTGTATATGATAATGATATGACAGGAATGATTGGATGCTCTGGTAGAAGTATTTTTAATAAGTGTGGCGAATGCGGATGTTTCCACCAAGAATCATCAGACTGTCCTGCTGATCATGAAAAATGGCTACAATCAAAGTGGAGACATAGCAAAAATTTTAAAACTCAAGAATGTTTATATAATTATTGGTTTGCTAAAGAATTTATTTTAAAAACTAAAACAGCAATTATAGTAGAAAGTCCAGGAAATGTTTGGAGACTAGAAGAAGCAGGAATACATAATAGCGTAGCTATTTTTGGTTCTTCTATGGGAAACAAACAAAAAATTCTTTTAGATACTTCTGGTGCTATGAATATTATAACAATAATGGACAATGACACTGCTGGACAAGAGGCTGCAAAAAATATAGCTAGTAAATGCGATAGGATATATAATATTAAAAACATTAAATTGTCCGTTAATGATATTGCAGAAATGACTCTTGAAGAAATTCAAAAAGAAATTTTACCCCAAATAGAAGAGTATCAAGTATGTTAGTTATAGGAGTTTCTGGAAGAAAGCAATCTGGCAAAAGCACATTAGGCAGATTTGTACTGTCTTTGTCGTTGGCTCAGCTAGATTATTGCAATAATATTTACATGGACGAAGAAACTGGAGAAATTTTAGTTTCAGATATTCTTGGTGACGATAGGTTCAAAGGGGTGTTTGATATTAGGGAATATAAAGAAAAATTTAACGATCCCAGATTAGATCAGGCTATAGAAAAATTAAACAGAAAAATTAAAATATATAATTTTGCCGATGTTTTAAAAACCGACATTTGTATGAATATACTTGGTCTTACATATGATCAATGCTATGGTTCTGATGATAATAAAAATGAACTTACCGATATGAGGTGGGATGGGAAACAGATAACAGCAAGAGAGGTAATGCAGATTATTGGGACTGATATTTTTCGAAAAATGGATACGAATGTTTGGGTTAGGGCGACTATCAACAAAATCATAAACGATAAGCCAGAAATTGCTGTTATTACAGATTGTAGATTTCCTAATGAGGTTGAATCAATTAAGAACATTGGTGGGAAAGTTATCAGATTAACAAGAAATCCATTTAACTCTGATCATATTAGCGAGTGCGTACTTGACGAAGATAGATATGACTGGTCTAATTTTGACTATGTATTAGACAATAAAAACTCTTCAGTATACGAGCAGTTTGTTCAGTCTAAAAAGCTCATAGAAGAAATACTTACCACAACCAAATAAGGACTTTATAGTGATAATAACATATTTTAGAAGCAGTTCATACAATACACACTCCATGTGTGAGCAACAATATTTTGCTGAATATGTTTTGGGGTGGAGAGGTCCGTCTGGTCAAAAAGCAGACAAAGGAACAATCACGCATAAAATATTAGAGATTCTAGCAGTCATAAAGAAAGCTGAGCAAGACAATCAAAATACAATAAATGACGATTTAATTGGAGACATTGACGTTAAGAATTATGACTTAGATTCGATCATAGACACGGTATACACATACTATACAAATAATACTCAGCATCATAAGTGGACACCAAAAGATCTCAGAGATTGTAAAAATTGGACATATAAAGCCATAGAATTTAATAATGGAATGTTTGATCCTAGAAATAGGAACATACTCATGCCAGAGCAACACTTTGATTTTGAAATAAATAAACCATGGGCTAAATATTCATATAATATGGACGGTCAAGAAATTAGTGGCAACTTAGCACTAAAAGGAACCATAGATTTAATTACACAAGTTAATGACTCTACCATCGAGGTAATTGACTGGAAAACTGGTCGCAGACTTGATTGGGCCACAGGAGAAGAAAAGACTTTGGAAAAACTAGAAAAAGATCCTCAACTAAAGATATATCACTATGCTATCAAACATCTCTACCCAAATATTAAAAATATAATTTTTTCAATCTATTTTATAAACGATGGAGGACCGTTCTCTATTTGTTTCCATGACTCGGACTTGCAGTCAACAGAAGATATGTTGAGGTATAAATTTGAAGCTATTAAAAGCACCAAAAAACCAAGACTACATAAAAGCTGGATGTGCAATAAGTTATGTCATTTTGGTAAAACCACTTTTGAAGGTACTCATATTCAACCAACAGAAGAATATAGAGATGGTCAGACTTGTAACATAGGGCAAAATATGACCAAGTGCGAACAAATAAAACATGACCTTGACCTATACGGAATCGACACTACAATGGTCATGTACAAAAACAAGAATCACTCTATTGGACATTATAAAGCTCCTGGGTCACTATGACAAAAACGTACTCTGTTCTTCATGCCCATTCTCACTATAGCCTCCTAGACGGCCTCAGCAAGCCATCTAAAATGGCAGATAGGTGCTTGTCAGCAGGAATCAAAACCTGTGCTCTCACGGATCACGGGACAATATCTGGCTGTGTTCAATTCTATAAAGAAATGACAAGCAAAAAG